TGGTGTCCGGAAACTGACGCGAAAATACATTTTTACAGAATTCACTCGGTACGGCGATTCTATCAAATAATTTAAATAGTTTTCCATAGTCTTCGTGTACAGTTTCAGTTTCACATACCGTCATGCAATGTAAATGCTTAATTTTCTTTTTGAGTTCGACTATTTTATCGAACCAGTATTCGACGGGTAGAGCGAATATGAAAGCGCGTTCACATTCCGGTATGTGTTCGGATACCTGAATATATTTCCATTCGGGGAAAAGTTCAGTGTATTTCTTTGCGTGTTGTCCTATTCCACTCAGAAGGGTAGGACCTATGACCAGCATTACATTTAAAGATAATATTTCCTTTATGTATATTATAATGGAAGCTCTCAGGCAAGAAATCAGAGATGAAATGCAAACCCTTCGAATCAACAAGAAACACGTGTATGGTTTGTTGATGCGTTTGGTGGATGAACTTGACAGCACCCCAGCGCCAGCACCAGCACCAGCGCCAGCGCCAGTGCCAGCGCCAGTAGTAGAACAAGTCGAAGAAGCCAAGGCTCCCGCGCCAGCGCCAGTTGAAGAAGCCCCTAAGCCCGTGAAGAAGGTCGTTCGCCGAGTTAAAAAGAAGGTTGATGGGGCATCGGATGCTGTTTTGAAGTAATGTAATACACACCTCCTAAAATAAGAAGTATCATTAATATGAGATAGCTAAATGGGTATTTTTTTGTTTCTCTTCTAGCTTTCTCCAATTGTTCCGCGTCGGGTAGTTTTTTTACGTTATGGTTGAGGCTGTCTATCTTTTCCATGAGACGATCTAATGCCTGTAATATTTGTACCTCTCTATTGCGTGGTTTTTCTTTTACATCGATGGTTGTTATTTCTATTATCATGTAAAACGAAACACTCGGTTTGAGTAATTCGTAATCTCCATCTCCTTGGGATTCATACAATTTAAAGTGTGTTTTTTGTATTGACAACGGATTAAAAAACCCTGTCTGTCTTTGATGCGATCTCCACTGTTTATCTCTCAATATAAACGAGTTACTACCAGAGAAACTCCTCTCGAGTGGTATTCGCGCGAGTATTTCCCCGTGTCGTTCGTCGAGTATCTGTGCACGCTTTGGTATGTCTTCGCACACGACATCGATATATTTGGACACGTCTGTATTTCCAGTTGAATCACTTTCGCCTATTTGGGTCACGTAAAAGTCTACTATCTTAAACCCTATAACTTTTGACATATCTTCCATGTGTATATTTGAATCGAGTGAGAAATCTATCGTAAATGTATTATTAGAACCATCTACGAATTCTGAATCTACTGTGATGTACTGGACTTTCTTCGCTACTTCATCAAGATTCATCTTGTATTTAATATAGATAAAAAAAGACGCCTATGAACACATAATGTGGTGGCTTTACCCGAGAGCCGTTTGCTACGCTTTCGCTACGACTTGTGTGTATAGATTCACGAAGGGTGTGTTTGTATTTATTGCACACGTACCCGAGTATATTGAATACTCGATTGACGATTTCAGGTGGTCTAAGTTTATTGAGCACCCCAAACGCTTTTTGAGGACTATTCAGAGTGAAAAAAAGAAGCTTGAAGAAGAACATCTCAGTAAAAAGAAGGAAGAATGAGTCTGTATGACAGATTGTTTAATATTTTTGTTCCTAAGACGATCAAATGTGATATCAAAACTCAGTGCGTTAAGGAGGGGTACGAAATAGTCACCGCTACAAACGAAGTCGGCGAGGAAATCATTCTCGAATTTCCAAAGGTTCATAAAGGAATAGTGAGTGTATAATGCAAAATGGTTGCACGAGCCGCGATTTCCGTCTCGCATTTTGTCAAGCCACGCGGTCTCTCTGTACAGACGTCCAAATTGAAATCTGGAAAAAGGTCATCCAATGCGAGTCGAAATGCCCGGGTGCACCAAGGAAACGAAGAATACGCTGTATACGAAACGAGTGTGAGAGACCTCGGATTAATATTGAGGACGCTTCGAGTGAACCAGATATATGGTGATGGAGACTCTTCTGTGTATGATCCAGTGATCGATCTCGTAAAAATGCGTATACGTGAAATTAAGGTACAAAATTTAACCCAGCAAGTAGATGATTACATGGCGTGTTGTTCTGATATTGAACGTTACAAAGAAATCGAAAACAGAAATATTGAAAAAGAGCGGTTTTATAGTAGATTCTCATCTTGGAAACCCACCGTAAGACATGCGGAATTTACGCACGACGATAAGATCATGGAAGCGCAAGTGAGACTACACGAAATCACCGAGAGGTGTCGTGATTTTGAAGAGCGTGAAAAGGCGTTTAAATTGAAAACATTTGGAAGACTTGCGTCTAGAATTGACTTTTAATAATGCACTTAAACAAATCAACCGTAGATGATATATAGAACATGAATCTCAATACCGAGCTCGTGAAACACTGTGCGTCTCTTTGTCGTGTTCCGTATTTGGATGGACTCATGACGAGAATGACTAGCGAAGACACTGAGGTGTGGGCACTCCGAGCCGAAAACTTCCCCGAAAAACTCGTTCCTCGTAATTCTAGAAATTACATGTGTTACATGGGTGTTTCTACCAAAAAATTAAATGCATCGTATGGTAAGGTACACTTTCTCACTTTTGGTCACGAAAACTTCATCGAAGATTCGAGTGTTTCGAGTGAAGGTATTCTAGAACACACGTATGACATCTACTGTGAACAAATGAAGGATCAAGAAGATGTGGACGAATTGTATTTGTATCCGTGTCAAATTGATGATGATTCGTTAGTGTATTGGAGTGATATCGCCAGAGACACATGGAATATCCGCGATAAGCGTGAACTACATGAGTTTATTCGTCAAAATGAATTGATGGGTTGGGTCGACTGGTCTGCACTCGAAGAAGATTTACCGGATATTTACCACCCAAGTGAATACGAGTACATCACAGATTCAGAATCCGAGTCCGACTCTGAATCGTGTACCGAGGACGGTGAAATCAAGAATTGCGAATCATCCGATGAAGATGAAACTCCACGAAAACGCAGAAAGTTCGTATTCGACGAAACCGACGACGAGACCTAAATGTCAGTATCCTGGGTGTTGGCATAAATCATCTAGATATGGCTACTGTAAGGCACATGTAGATGAAGGATTAGCTGCGGAAGCTCTATTGGAACTTAAGAACACCCAAAAAAACTGAAACCGTCAAAGAATGGAAAAACAGAGTTTTGAGTGCGATACTAGGCTTTTAATAAATATTTACAATATCGTTCATTCAAATTTCCCATGGGCGAATACTCGAAAAATAGGTGGACGAGTGCTCCGGTTAATACGAGCGCCCGTGTATCTTTTACCACTTTGGATACCCCAGTGTATATAGCTAATGTGAGAATTCCTATGAGTATTGCTTCGACTAGTACTGACGTGAAAGGACGTGCGATCATTAAAATTACTGAGAAAAAAATTCCTAAGTCGTTGATCACTACATTTTTTTAAACACAAATAATGAGTGAACTCGCATATCTCACCGATCTCGTAAAGACTCTCATCGACGAAGTAAAAACACTTCGCGTCGAGAACAAGCAGCTTCATGAAAAATTTGATTCATTCAAGGATCAGATCAAACCTAAACGAACTGGTGCTACACAAAAGAAACCAGTCGCGGAAAGGGTACAATGTAAAGCAATCGCAGCTTCGAGTGGTAATAGATGTAAATGCCGCGCCAAAGATGGAAAGGATGTCTGTGACAAACACGATCGACAGCACGCGAGTCCGCCACAAACATCCGAGTGTGCACCACCACATCAAAAGAAAAAGCCAAGAGTAAAGAAGCCTGTGACCAAAAAACCCGTTCCGGTACACAATCACCCCATCGGCGAACCTCCGGGAGATGGTACTGTTTGTGAATTGTGTGAACAACACGGTGATATATTTGATCCAAACGTGGTTGACGCCGATTTTGAAGTTATCGCGGTGGATGGTTTGAGTATCGAAGATCGACTACGAATAATGTTAGAAAATGAAGATGCATAAAAAATAAGAGTGTAATAATTAAAAATGGATCCCATTAGAAATATAATGTCCCTCGTCGACGAGCATAAGACTGAACTCCCAGAAAATACATATCTAGAAATATGCGAAAATCTCAAACTATTATATGCATCCGGTGATACCGTGCGTGATAATTATATATTGAATCTCACGAATGATTACCTTTCACTCATGGAACAAAATGAGACTCTACGTAAAGAAATTACACAAATGAAGCGAGATTTGGTTCGCTCCAGAATGGCGAGATTCGACGACGTTTCTGTACCTATATCTAATACTCGGACATTCTTAGAAAATCTCGTGGGTGCATCTTCAAACACGACCACCGCGAATTCTATTGATGACATTCCGTTACCGCCTCTGCGCATTAGATTCTAAATGACGAGTTCTTTTTCGTGTCCAACTTTTAGTTCGGTGTTTATCATGACATCGTACCCGGCATCCTTTGCATTTTTACAAAATGCAACATCTTCAGAGCACATCTCTTTAATGATTTTTCCATCCGGCATATCAAATGTTTGAAGTTCCCTGTGAAAATATGGATACGTCATTTTTTCGAGTACTTCACGCTTTACCGCCATGAATCCCATGCCATTGTATGCGACTTTCATGTGTTTGGGTGCACCTTCGAGATCTTCTACGCGCAGAAATTTAAATGAACCATGTTTTTTGAAATAATCGATGTTCCACGTTTTAACTGCCGCGTAATGCTTCATATCTATCATCCTATAGATACCCGAAACAATAGGGTAAGTATCCGTATCTTCAATGAGCTGTTCGAGTTGTTCCGGTATGAAGAATATATCGCTATCTATGGTTACCCATACATCGAAATCAACTTCATTATTGAATGGTTTTTGATCGACACCTCGGAGTGTATCTAACCCAAGCGTTTTCATTCTTGAGAATGGCACAAAACTACTGTAATCGTTCACCATCATCACCGTGTAACCTTTGTTTTGAAGATACAAGAGTGCATTTGACCAATTTCGTAAAAATGCACCCGAAAAGTGATTTCCTGGAAGTGCTATGATGACCGTCTTCATTTAAAGGTGTATGGATTTACATCTTTAAACTTAGATAAAGTGTGTGAAACTATTAATCACAAGAACCAATGCGCACTAGAAAAAAACAAAATGAAGACCCCGATTACGTCGTTGACGATGCGTCAGACGATGAATTAGAAGACTATTATAAAACCGCACCTAAACCATATTTTGGTAATGGATTTAAGATTATCTTCGATGGTCGAGAAGAAAAACATCGTTTCATGAAAAGGGTCGGTTCGAAATATTTGAGTAAATTGTGATTATTGTGGTGGTGCGATGACCTGCCTGAAGGCCAAAAACAGTGCGAGAATGATGGAAAGTACTATCAATGCGACGTCCCACACTGGTTTACTCTTTCTACCCCAACTGACCGTAAAGAAAACGCCCAAAAATACACCGATAGATCTTAGCAGTGCTTCGAGTGCGATATTCATTTTTAATATATGTCTATATTTTATTTTTAATGTCACGGCTTAGAAAAAACTAGTTATAATGTAATAAGATGAACGTACCCGTGTACATACGAAAGAAAATGACTTTTCGTGAATACGTGAAGTTTTGGTACACACGAAAACGGGTTGCCAAAATGACGAAAAAGATGGATCACCACATATCCAAGGCTAAAAAGTATGAAGATTTAATGTACAAATCAGACGATGAATTCGTGGAATGCATAAATAAATTATGTATGAAATATGCCTAAGTCAATTTAAAGACTCACAGGGGTCGCACCAAAATGCGTTGCCCTGCCTGCAAAACCTGCGTATCCGCTATCAAGAATGGTCACATTGAATGCGTCGAGACATTCAACTACAAGAAATCCAAGAGTGCCGTAGAAGCGGCTGTTCGTCATAAACAACGAGAAATCTACAATTTCTTCAAACGATCTGGTTGCCCTAGATCCTTTGGTGAAGAATTATACGGATGCGCTGAAAATAATTGGAACGCGGAATTCTTTTCGATGCTTCACATTCCAATGCCAGACCACGAATCACAAACCCGTCACCTTCGTGCTTCTGTCTACGCGTGCATCATGCACGGCGATTACCGCATGTTGAGTGATTGCATATTATCTCATGGTATCAACACTTTCAATAATGCTTTTGATTCGGTTGAACGAATGCATAATGTTATTCATAAGGCCATCGTGTCAAAAGACACACAAAAGATTTCGAAAATGTACCATATGTTCTCACATAGATCTGAAGAGTGGTCTCCGACTGATTTCGATGATGCGATTGATACCGGTGTTATCGAAGTGCTTCGCACGATCGGTATCGAATGGAAGTACTGTCCGAGTGGTCTTAGAGGTGCCGGAAACGAAATGAAGTTAGCCACCATCAAACACAATCGCTTGGATATGTTGAGAATATTGGATCAGGACATCCATGGGTACCCGACTCAAATGATGAATGAAATGAAAACTACGAGAGGCAAGACTACGCAAGCTCGTAAGGAAATGATAAGATACGTGGTACAACGAGAGTATCTCGTCGTTGATCGCGCTCACGAAAGAAACGCAGAGAGACGACGCACTCTTTTTAACACTGAAGCCAATATTACACTCGAGAGACAAGTGGATCCGATTGTGGAGCGTGTTACCAACCTTCACAAAGCTCTCGCCATCATCGAAGATTGCAAAATTCCAGAGGGTAAGTACTTGGAGTTGTGTAACCTTTTGATGGATGTGCACCGTAATGGTGTGAGAGCTTAATTAATCTCCATGTACAGAATCACTCGATCTTCCTCCGATAGGTTCTCCGCCCAATGCGGTTCACGCGCGTCTAAAATGATGTGTTTCCCATTTTCTTCGATTGCGTCACCACTTTTAGAGTGATGTAAGATACAATATCCAACTGGAACTTTTAGCCCTAGATGATATGTAAATTTATAATTCGGACCCACGTCGTCTGTGTGTAATTTAAGCTTAACACCACCCTTCATCAAAGAAAATCCAGCCACCTTGATACCCTCTATCGATGAAAGGAGAGCACACGTCTTTGGGCATATCTCACAATTACCCAGTACCGATTGTCCATCCCATATGAGTGGCCAACTGATCCATTCCTCGGCCACGTGATCTTGCCCACCTTTGAGCCACCCATGTTTACCGGATGCATACAAAGATACGACCTCTTTTAAGTGTTCGGACCCAACCCATTCACCTTCCTTGCGCGGTGTGTTCGTTATGAATACATTCGGAAGGTTATTCACTTCATCCCGTATGACTTTGTAGTGGTCTTTTAGATCTTTAAGAAGCATCTTATGATCACATCTAATCATTTTTTTATGTTTGTATAATAAATGGCTCTGGGTAATCAATTGATAAATGACAAACTGATGAAACAGTTCAACCGAGAGGTTAACGCAGCAAAAAAACAAATTAAGGAGATTGAATCTCTGATCAAAAGTGTGTCGGTGTATACACCTAAAACGCGTCCCAGAACTGCGAAGAAAAAACCCACTAAAAAGTAAATGTATGCACTCTTATGTAAACCAATGATACTTCCACCCCCATCACCACAATCCAGTGATGTTATGATGATGGGCGTTAAAACGTGTAGAATAGTTGTTATTCAACCGAGTCAGAAAGAAAATGTGTATGAATTAACCATCGAAGAGAATGTTCCGCCATTGATCATAGATTAAACTAAAGAAATGAATCGATAGAGTATCAAGTATGGAAGATGAACTCATGAAAGCTATGCGTATCATAGACAAACATTCAGATAAAATGCCCGAGGGGGATTATCTGAGTCTTTGTAATATTATGCGTGACGTGTATAAGGGTGCTACACCGGATACACCCGAACCGGTGGGTGCGAGAAGTGTATTTCCAGAAGCTATTCTCGTGGATGACGTAGAATTAGACGATGAATCTGTTATGTATTTTCAAACTCATTATGAAAATAAGATGCGGTGTGTTGATATTGATATTAAACAAGCGGAGATGAAAATAATTGACAAGATCATAAAAAACACGAAAATTATACAAAAAACGACGACGTCTGTGATGCGTTTAGCGATTCGTTATTATTGTGAGTCACACAATTTATATTTAGATGATTACAGTGCGGAAGAGTATTTGACATATTTAGGTACGAGGCGCGATCTCGATTCTATATGTAGATCTTTCATAGCCACGGAAAATAGATATAGAAATACACTCATTCGAGACTTACATAGAAGATGGACCTCTATATCGGATGAAATAGACCTAATTAGACGAGGTTACATTTAATCAAATTTTCATCGCATTTATCTTTTGAGTGATCACCTGTATGGGTGAAGATGTTGATATCTTTGCTTTTTTACGAGAACTCTCACTCGGTACCCTTTTTCGTTTTTTACTTGGTTCGACTTTTCTTTTCTTATCCATCGACTTACCCGCACTTTTAGATGTAGGACGCTTCTTTGATGTGCGCATGACGTCTTTTTTAGTTTCTACTAATTTACGCTTTTGTTCACTCGTTCTTTTTGCCGCTTTCGTTTTAGTACCGTAAATTTCATCGGAAGGTACACCCTTGACACCTCTACACGAAGCCACTATGAATATAGCCTCTTCATTTGGGTTTTCATTCAGAAACGTGGACAGTCTTTTTCTAGGAGGGGTTGTCGCCATGTTTACGTTCATCGCGGAGTGTATTTCTTTTCTGAGACCCCGCTTCAAAACGGCTCGCGGCAATTCATAAATCCCCGTCCAGAAGTATTCATCGTAAAAAGATAAAACTGTATCTGGAAATTGCTCAGTTTCCTTCAGTAGAGTGAACTTACTCGGTAAATTTAATAAGAGGTTATTGAGATTATTTCTGTCACCTAGACGTTTCGCGAGTTCCTCTGCACCCGCGTACGATAAAGTTTCACCCAAATCAACTGGTAATATTAAATTTTTACCTTTCGGTACACTCGTCACCGTTTGAGAAGACGGCGAATAATCTTTACCGTGTGCTAATACGAAATATACAGGCACTTTCCCCTGTGTAGCCTTTTTTATTAAAGACATTCTTAAAATAACCAAACAAAATATTTTACACCATCCAAAAAAATATAATGTAAAGATAAGATGGCGTCCGATGTTGGTATCGATATGATGGGGTGTGCAGCTAATCCAAATGACCCAAGGTGTTCGTGCTATAACGTCATGTACAAAGATTGTGATCTAAATCCAGACATTCCAGGATGTAAAGAAGGGAATGAATGGAAAAACTCGATCGTAAACGTCATACCAGAAGGTGAAGCTTTTGATGCACAGCGAAATATGGCTTCCACAGAAATTGCTTTACGGTATCATTGTGGTGACGATGTGTGTGGTGACGACAAATATAAACCCCCGGATTACCAAGATTTAGTTAATGTGGGTAGATGTGATTTTCAATTGAATGTGTGTGCGTCCGATGTGAATGTCGGTGAAAGCGTCAACGCCAAGTATTTCAGAGATTGTTCTATAAATGAAGTGGAATTTCAAGATTTAGATTCTGTGTATGCACAAGATCAGAGCGTTCAGGCCATACTTGGATTGAGAACTGGTGAAAATGCAGCCCTCATCGCGGCAAAGAATAAGCGTTTACAGTTACAACTTCGAGCGGAACAACGAGAAAAACAGGCGCAATTAGATGAAGCGCGTGAAGCTGGTGATACAGAGCGTGTTAAGAAACTTCAAGAAATCTTAGATTCATACGAAGATAAAAAGGAATCAAAGAAGATAATGTTGTTCATAATTTTAGCTATAGCCGCGCTACTCATAATTGCAATTTTAAATATTTAGTAATCTTAAGATGTCCACAGCGGTAGACGAGGCGTTCTGTGCCCAGGATGCAAACAAGACAGACGAAAGATGTTCTTGTTACAATGTGATAATGCGCGACTGTGAAGACGAGCGCAATATACCTGGGTGTAAAGAAGCCATGGACTACGTCGAAGAAACAATGTCAAATATACCAGAAACACAAGGTCCACACAAGGCTGTCGCGCGATTAGAGCTCATGCAACGTCTTTATTGCCCCGGGCAAGTGTGTGTGGGTCAAGACAAATACAAACCACCCATCATGAATGATCTTCGAGTGACTTCACCGTGTGGGTTTAGTTTGGATATATGTGTGCAAAATACGGAGATTGATGCAGCGGTAGACACGGAAGTGTTTAATGAGTGTAAGATCAATGAAAATTTCATAGGTACAGATCCATGGGAGCTTGAATTTGAGGAAGATGAAAAAGAAGACGTCGAACGCTTAGAATCCGAAAGAGCGAGTAGAGTGGAAATAAGAAAAGCGGAACTCGAAGAAAGAAAAAGGGTGCGAGAAGAAAAAAAGTTACAAAATGATCGTCTAATGTACATAGGAATCGCAATTTTTATACTTATTATTATGTTCTTAATTATCAAATAAAATATCACTCAATATAAACGGATGCCATGCTAAAGCCGGTAGTCATTCTGATTATATTGATCGGACTCGTTTTTTTGGGTATACGAATAACATCAGAAGGGGGTGACGCTGATACTCTTAAAGTCACACTCGACGAACTCACCAAACAAGCGATAGCGAAGGGTGAATACACAGTACCGGAGGGTGTCTCGTTCGTCGAATCAAAAGATTGCGAAGGGACGCAATGGATCAAACAACGGGACTGTTCTCTAAATGGTTCTCCGATGGACGGCACGGAGGGGAGTTGTGGTCCAGGCAAAGAGATTTGGATTTTAGATCCAGAGCATTCGGACTTTAAACCTGCGACTGGTGATGGAAAATGTGAACCCGAAGAACGGGATTGCAGTGTCGAGTGCCCTAAACCGTGTGAAGGAGAGACGTGGATAGAGGGTGCGTGTGTTCGAAAAGAGATCGCAAACGGCGCTATCGTAGAAACTGTTCTTGATGGTACATCTGGAAAGTGTGGAGATGGTATCACCACTTTTAATCTCGACACGGCGGCGGCGGATTATAAACCGGCGGTCGGATCTGGTGCGTGTGTGACCGAAAAGGGTGGTGTGTGCAATGTCCCATGTCCTGTACCTGAACCACCTAAATGTGTTGAATACGCACCTGGATGGCAAAATAATGACATGGGGTGCGTTCGAAGTCAGACTGATTTGAGGCCCGTGAGATGTGGTCAAATGGGCACTAAAAATCAATACAGAATTCCTATAGACCCAGTGAATTGTCCAGAGTTGACCAGATGGGTGGATTGTCAGGGTCCTCCGTGCCCAGTGAACTGCGAAGGGTCTTGGTCCGGTTGGAGTGCCCCTAAATCAGATGAACCGTGTGGTGTTCAGCCATACAAAGAACGTACATTCACTATAACTCAACAAGCCGCACACGGCGGATACCAGTGTGATTATCCACACGGAGATACACAATCCAAAAATTCAGGTTCACCCAAAGATTGTTGTGAAGAGGATGGCAATTGGGCCATGGTGGGTGCTTGTAGCGCGGACGGAACCGCTAAATACACACAGACCTACAGAGAAAACAAACCAAACGGGTGCCCTTCGAGTGCGAAAGCCAAGTTTTTGCCGTGCTGTTACCAAAAAAATGATTGGACGGATAAGACTGGGTGTAATTCTATGGGTAGAAAAACGCAACAGCAAACAACAGCTGGAAATTGTCCAGACAGTGTAAAGACGAGACAGGTAAATTGTCCATACGTTGGACCATGGGTTAAAATAGGTGGATGTGGTTCAGATGGTAAACAGTATTACAGAAGAGACGTTGTAAACAGCGGAGCAACCACGAGTAAAACGGAAAATTGTTGTTATACAGGCCCTTGGGGTGGATGGGGTGCATGGACTTCGTGTAATGGCAGTACACGTTCTAGAACTCGTAGCAGAATACCAGTGAATTGCCCGTCTGGAACTCAAACATCAGACACCGAAACACAATCGTGTAATCATTGTGTAGGTAGTTGGGGAGGATGGGGTGGTTGGGGAGGATGGACTGGGTCTACTGCATGTGGAAAAGAGCGACACAGATACAGTCATAGGTATTATCATATAAGTAAAAATGCCACAAACGGTGGAAATGGATGCCCACATCCACATGGGCATCGAGATACTCGGTCAGAAAGTAAATCGAACGGTAGATGCCGTGTTAGAAGAAGAACAGGTCACTAAAACGTGTTAAAAACATATATAAATTATCAAAAAATATAACAGATGGAGAATATATTTGGTTATCCACTTTATATTTCTGAATTTGGTACTTTATGTAAAGACATTTCTGGGTACAAATTGGAAAAATCTGTCGAATGGAATGCAAACTGTAAAATTAGTGCATTTTGTAAAAATGATAACATATCAAATATGATACGTAGAAATACACTACACGATCACACTAAAAACATGTTAAATATGCTAGGTATACAAAACCTCGATTTAACTTTTAATTCGTGTGGCGATCCATTGTGTAATGTATGCTCAGATGTATGGTTTAATGAATATGAGTATGGTGATTATCAGGATAGCCACACACACGACGACGAAAATAAAAACGTACTTTTTAGTTTTGTATATTTTTCAAAATATAATAAAGATACCGATGCTACTCTCATATTTGAAAATAGAGCACCTAGACATGCAGTGTGTGAAGAAATGGAAAATGTGTACCCATTTTTTCCAGGTATAGAACTAGATGTTAATCAAGGAGACATAATAATATTTCCGTCGTGGCTTGAACATTCGGTGGATAGACACCAGAATAAGAAAGACACTCGCATTACTATTTCTGGAAATTTATATAAGGTTAACGGTAATTCATGTAAAGAGACTTCTACCAAACAACGAGATGTCATATATAAAACTGAAACTGGTCAAGATGTTATATTTACAAAAGATGCTTGTGTGCCAGCGTATTATATTGGATGGGATGAAGTAATTAATAAAATTTCTAATGAATGTGAAAATAGAACTCTTTTAACTATACATAAAGATAATGTACATCCAACCGTGGTGACACACAACGATTATTACGCAGGTAACATAAAAAGAACGATTGACAATATAAAGAAGCATTATAATTTTAAGAATATGCACATGTATGTTTCATTTGGAAAATATTCTACTACGTTTGGTAGACATAATGATGATGTAGATGTTTTGATAGTTCAGAGTAAAGGTAAAACTTCATATAAGTTTGATAATGGGTGTGTATGTGAGATAAGTCCAGGTGATAGCCTGTTTATACCTAAAGGTGTATATCATGAACAAATAGTTACAGAACATAGAGTATCACTGAGTTTTGGATTTTAATAAAAAAATATAAATATTTAATAGATGTCTAGGGCACGAATTATATTTTTTATACTTTTAATTTGTTTGATTTTATATTTTTTAATACTTAATAGAAAAGAAAGGTATAAAATTGAAATATATGATTTGAATAATTTGTATGACGATTCCGAGGTTGCACCTAGGATAATACCTATCAGACGTGAATTAAATGATCTTGATTGTATAACTAACAATAAGGATAGAAACCTTTACCTTCAGTGTAGAAAAGAATTTGATGAAGATTTGAAAAACAAGTACGGTAAATTAGTAGATGATTTGGTAAAAAAATATAAATTGGAAACACCAAGTTATTCTGTATTTAGAATGGGATCTACGCCACACCGGGTATTAGCACACTTTGATGCGGTTGATAGATATATTTACATGGTTCGTGGACAAAAGGAAACTTTGATATTTAGGTTAGATCACCTACATGTAGACGAACAAGTTAATTTTTTACACGAGGTGAAGGATTTAAAAATGGGTGATCTCATAAAACATTTAAACAAAAATGGAATAGATTCTAAATATCACTTATTAAAAGAAGGTGATTTTTTTCATGTAAATCCAGGTGATTATCATTATATAGAAAACAATACATCGGGTGATTACACGATAGCTATAAACTTAGATTATGAAATTTCGAGTGATGTATTGAGCAATTGGGAATATATGTGGAAAAATGGTGGTGAATGGAATACATAATAAAATATAATCATATATAAATGACAAAGGTAGTGTTTGTTTTGGTCGTGTTACTTTTATAAGATATATTCGCTTATTTGGTGTTTTCAAATAAGATGGGTGAGGGTTCGACTAAAAATAAAACGCCGGAAGAGGAAGATGAAGGTGTTGGTACGCGCGAAACCACTGAAGACTGAGCCATGTCTGGAGTGTGTCAAGCAGACGGTGCAACCAGATTTGCCCAAACATATAAGGAGTCTAAACCGGGTGCGCGCCCTTCGACGGGCGCCTCACTGTTAATACCCAGACAACAAACTATTTTGTAATAATTTCTCATTCAATATAAAGAGATGCCATGTCGGCGATGAGACTGGTAATCATTCTCGTTATATTGATCGGTCTCGGATTTTTGGGTATGCAGATAACTGCAGACACGGGTGACGAAGATAAATTAGCTGTCGCTCTCGATGAAGCTACTAAAACGGCCATCGCCAAGGGTGAATTTACAGTCCCAGAAGGAGTCACATTCGTAGAGTCAAAAGATTGTGAAGGGACCCAATGGATAAAACAACAGAGCTGTTCTTTGAATGGTAAACCAATGGATGGTACAGAGGGAAGTTGTGGTCCAGGCAAAGAGATTTGGATTCTTGACTCGACACACCCAGATTTCAAACCAGCAACGGGTGATGGAAAGTGTGAACCCGAAGAACGAGATTGTAATGTCGAGTGTCCTAAACCGTGTGAAGGAGACACATGGATAGATTCGGGTACGTGTATTAGAAAAGAGTATGATACCGCTGGTAATCTCAAAGAGATTGTTTTGGATGGTACCAAAGGTAAGTGTGGTGAGGGTATCACAACTTTTAACTTAGATAAAACTGCACCCGATTATAAACCCCCTATTGGAAGTGGTTCATGTCCAGTGACAAAAAGTGGAGCGTGTAATGTACCATGTCCAGAACCAGAGCCGCCAAAATGTAACAATTATACAGGGTGGGTGGAGAACACTGGTCTTGGGTGTGTTGTCACCGAGAATAGTCAAATAAAAGTTGCATGTGGTCAAAAAGGCAAGAAGATGTTTTATAACATCGCAACAAATCCAGCAGAGTGCCCGGAACTTATTAAGTGGGAAGAATGTACGGGTGCACCTTGTCCCATTGATTGTGAAGGGTCTTGGTCCAATTGGAGTGCACCAAAGTCAGACGAACCATGTGGTGTGCAACCCTATAAAGAGAGAATTTTTACCATAACAAAACAGTCACAATATGGTGGTAAAGCGTGTGATTATCCACATGGTGACACCGAACAGCGTAACTCTGGAACAACCAAACCGTGTTGTGAACAGCAGGGTAATTGGGCCATGGTTGGTTCATGTTTGGCCGATGGAACCGCTAAATACACACAGACCTACAAAGAAAATAAACCAGGTGGGTGTCCATCAAGTGCAAAGGCAAAGTTTATGCCGTGCTGTTATCAAAAAAATGATTGGACGGATAAGACTGGGTGTAATTCTATGGGTAGAAAAACACAACAGCAAACAACAGCTGGAAATTGTCCAGACAGTGTAAAGACGAGAAAGGTAGATTGTCCATACGTTGGACCATGGGTTAAAATAGGTGGATGTGGTGCAGATGGTAAACAGTATTACAGAAGAGACGTCTTAAATAGCACAGCATCTACGAGTAAAAGTGAAAATTGTTGTTTCATCGGAGCGTGGGGTGGATGGACACCGAGTGGTGATTGCGACGGTTCGAAACGAACACACAGCCGCACTCGCGCCGTCTTAAACTGTCCGAGTGGAACCGCGACGACCGAAAATCAACAGAGGGATTGTAATCATTGTCAAGGTAAGTGGGATGTGGCTGTGCGAAATAGATATAACCGTCATGTCAGGAGTTTTATGTCTAATCCCAGTAGAACATATTACGATAGAATTAAAACTTCTACATATAAAATAACTAAACCAGCGACAAATGGTGGAAGATCGTGTCCACACAAAGATGGTGAAAAGAAAGAAGAGAATATAGGTCAATGTATAGTTGGACCACGGAGAGGCTCTATACCCAACTGTTAATACCCAAACAACAAACTATTTTGTAATAATTTCTCATTCAATATAAAGAGATGCCGTGTCGGCGATGAGACTGGTAATCATTCTCGTTATATTGATCGGTCTCGAATTTTTGGGTATGCAGATAACTGCAGACACGGGTGACGAAGATAAAATTCAAAAATAAATAATATTTTAAATTATTATGCAATCATCGCAATTGTCTTTACCTATATATATATTTGTGGTGAAATACAGTACTCTGGTATGACACACGATGATATAGATGAAATACACTCAATAGAATTAGAAGTATATGATACAATATACGAGGTTCCAACTAAATTATTTAAACGCAGATTACTCGAAGTCTGCCCGGAGCTGTGTATGGTCGCCAGAGATGAAAATAATGAAATAATTGGTGCAATGTATGGTGGTTTAATAGATGGAACATCTATAAGTATGCATAAAATAAACAAAGGTCATAATCCAGGGGGTGATACCTTATTTGTTTAATTACAAGTACACATCGCATACCTATAGGTGAGCACACATTTTGGGATTGGACTGATTTTTGTGAATCGTGTGATAATGGGTGTATACCACAGGAATATTTCATGCGCGATAGATTTAATCAACTTTAATTTTGTTGTATAATATTAAATGGGTATTAATGGTTCACCTAGTATGTCTCAGGTTGCCGCCGAATTCGGTGGTTCTGCACCTCACGCTTTAAGTGAATATCGAGGAGTTAGTTTTTCAGATGGTAGTTATGCTCCCAGTTCAGGTACTATATCTCTTAATAATTTTAGGAATAAGTCTAAATATGCTCCTCCAAGAGAACCGGCTAGTGGTTTCGCGTCGTCGTCGAGTTCGAACTTCGCGTACTTGGTCGGCCACTGTAGTAATGATGATAATCGATTAGTATGGAACGGTGTGCTTGTTACTGCTTCTCCTACACTAACTTTACCTATTACCGTTGGCGGATGGACGTATCATCATGAATCGACGGCGTACAGTTCCATACCCGCTTACGCCGTATGTGGCGCGTCCGTCCCGTACCCCGGTGCATATTTATATAGAGTATATAGAATCGGCACTTGAATTCACATTAGACATACCCGGAATATGTTTAGTCCAATACTCAAAAGATTCCTCTCTTGTAAAAACAGTTTCTCCTCTCGATTCATTCACACTGTTATGTAATTTTACAGTCCATCCAAAAAGATCCGTGAAGTCCGGTGGGTTATCTACCATAAACTGTCTATAATGGGATATACATTTTACGCAACCTAGTGTAGTGGATAAACTATTGTAAAAGGTTATATATTCATTTCTATCGCTAAATATTTCATGAAAATTAAGAGCAGCTAAATGTATTACTGCCCATACATGAGAGTAATATGTCTTCCATATAATATTGTTATGTTCTACCCGTAAATTGTTAGGAATCATTATTTATAAATATGTATTTTTTTCTTTAATATTCACTTAACCCCTACACCTCCCAACGATTCGTCCAATGGCACCCCCCCACGCCCCGCGTCCTCTCGTTCCGAGAGTCCCGCACGCTTCGGCAACGCCCCGGTACTCCCAAGCTACGCCTCGGTGCACCCCCACGTTTCCCCACGACTCACGAGTGTTTCCCCACGCTCGATGGGTGTTTCCCCACGCTCGATGGGTGTTTCCCCACAATT